AGTGACTCTCTCAAGCGGCATCTGGTTAGCATCTAACTGGCCATTGAGCTCAGCGACGATGGTGCCAATCTCATCGTTCCAGTCATCCGCCATAACGATGTCACCACCGATCGTGGCTGCCTGTGTGTATTGCCTCATTGTTTTGCTCCTGGCTGCCTGACATTGATAGTCTTTACCTGGCCGCCGATGAAGTTTATCTGATACTTTGTTATCTGGATGATATTGGATGTGATGATCTTGAATGAGAACTGATCGATAAGGCCTGTCCTCACGTCCCAGCGCAACCTTGTGACTCTTGGATCCTGCCACTTTGATGTGTTCCACACTGCTGGATTCTTACCAACAATGGTTGGAAATGCAGTTGTATCGACATATGTCGGCTGCTGTGAGGTAGTCTTTGCGACATCACCACGCTGGACAGGGACAGTCCCTGCTGAGTTCCAGTCATATCCCCAGTCCTGAGCCCACTGGAGTTCAATCTCATTGTCTCCCTCAGTGAGGACATCCATCTCAATGCTGAGGATGCGCTTCTTTACAGAGTCATCGCCGAAGTCATACCAGGTGGATTGCCAGGTGCAGTTTCCCTTTGGAACATATTGCCAATTGACATAGTATCCCTCTTCAGAGATGATGTTGCCAGTGTATCCCCAGTAGTTATGAGCGCTCCACACCTGTAGTCCAAGTCCGGGATATGGATTAGAGAATGCTGGAGTTGCTGTATCGTAGTAGGGACGAGTTCCAAGGATGAAGTATCCGCTCTGGTCCGTAGCTATCTGTGTAAATTTCCAGTCATACAGCTCATCGGTCCCACTTGGTGCTCCGCGTAGTGACCATTCACCTGTTACAGTATTGAATGATGCTCCACGAGTATTCTCAGTGTCTCCATCCACAGCATAGAGACACCAGTATTCCTTCTCACGGTCTGAGTAAGCGGCAGAAGATCTGGCCAGAGCGTTCTTGCTCAGTCGCTTCATCTCACGCTCGATCTTCTGTGATATCGATGATACGCTTATCGTGGCTCCACCACGAAGTCCGCCCTTCAGGAGCCAGAATCCGTCCTTGTTAAGGAATATGACGCCGAATCCTGGGACGAGCTTGATTGAGTTGGTTGCGGTTGTTCCGACGTCTTTGTTGATGGTTGTGCAGGTGTATCCGTCTCCGGCGGCATTTGTGAAGACTGCGTCGATGCATCTTTCCCTGAATACGAGCAGGACATCATAATAAGGATACAGAGCCGTGATATGACCGCCATCTCTAACTCCCACATCAAAGTAGTTGAACGCGCCGAACTGCTCAGGAAGTCCCTGGACAGAGTAGATTAACTTAGTTGGATTTGCCTCGCCACCTGCCAGCCACAGGGAGCCGTTCCAGGCAGCGCCCCACTTGTATCCAGTCGATATTGTGACTGAGTCTGTTATTGATGGAGCCTCGATGACCAGCTGATTATCAGGTGCAACATCAATGTAAGTCGTCGTCGTATTGTCGTCGATCTGGGCAAGGAAGTAATACACGTCACCATAGCCCGTAATACCATCCTCCTTGTTCTTGGTCCGGTAGATACGACGAGCAACCACGCCATCAGGTCCAGGATCGAGACCAGTAACAACCACGCCATATTTCACCTGATTTGCAACAATCACGGGATCCGGAGCATCCGGATCAGTCGTTGGTATCGTCCAAGTGACAGTAGCTTCTGACGATAGAGGGCTTTCAGAACCTGTATCAGTGACATACGTAATCTTGTAGGAATAAGTGTTGATAGAACCATTTTCAGTATTACCTAATCCAAGAAGACTTGGCAGTGGAAACTGGATTGCAGTGCCACTGAGGTTGATGTTTGTATTGTTACCAGTAGGTGGCGTGTTACCAGTGTTGTATTCAGTATCGACATTCAATGGGACTGGAGTTGGTGGGCGCTGATAGAAACCGAACTGATCGACCTTTGAGCGTCCCCACCACTTCAGCATCCTGTTGTAACCGTTCATCACCAGCGTGAAGCGACCATACGGTATTGCCTGAGTGCCAGCATCATCTGGTTTCGGATCATTACGACCAGTATCAAGGACAACTTTTCTTGTAGTGGCAGCGCCGATGTTTCCAAACTCGTAGAAGAGCTCACCACCACGCTCTTGCAGGTAGTATTCCTCAGAGCCCTGGTGGCGTTGGACTATCGATAGGAAGCGGCAGGGAGAGAAGACTGCCTCTAAGCTGGCGAGGTTTGGTGCAACATAAGTCGTGCCGTCGATTGGAATGAGTGGTTCCCATCCCCTGTCATTACGCCAACCGCCGCTTGGCTCATACCTAAAGTTCTCAACAAGAGTAGCAGAATTTGCATCAGGATAGAAGCGCTGGTCCATACCACCAGCAATCTGCTCTCTTAGAGTTATGGTTTCCATTTAGTTCAGCCTGCGCAGAGAGTTTGGATCGAAAGGTGTCCAGATTCTGCCTTGAGCTCCGAACTGCTGGCGGATGTAGTCTGTATCGACTGAATCGACATATCTGTTCTCAAGGCGCTCAAGTTCCTTCTCATACTTCTTAGTATATATCTGCGCCTGATTGAAGTTGTCGTGCTTGCTGAAAATATCTTCCAGAGCCTTATAGACAATGAGCTGGTGGAACTCATACGGCATCTCAGGAGCGTCAGTCTGCAGGCTGAGGCGCTTTGGCTTGTAGTAGTATCTCAACTCCCACTGCCTGAATAGCCTCTCTGGAGCATTGTTGATTGTGATAGGATCTGCTGTTCCAGCAACGTGGAGGTATGTGTAGTCTGAACCGATTGGTCGTGGATATGGGCGGAAGCGGAAGTGTTGGCCATCCCACTCGATATAGCGAGCATTACCAGAGTTGATCTGGTCTGAGCCGTCGATGACATAGGTTGCAGCAGTATCGATGACTCTCACTGGATCAGTAGAAGTAGTGATGCCCTGAGTTCCTGGAGCTGAGCGATTAGAGCCGAGGACGACCTCACGCCAGACTGGAAGTCCTGGTAACCTCTCTCCAGTCGTGCGGTTGAAGTTCTGGTTGAAGTAGATACGCTTGCGAAGCCCTTCGAACTGGTTCTTATTCTGATCGACGAGACCGTTGTATGTTGGAGCAGCGACTGGCTCGTCGTCCCAGGTCCTGAATGCGACAGTTATCGATGTGGAAGAAGGTCCCTCACCGACAGCCTGGATGATGTAGGGCTCAGAGAGAGCGCCGACATAGCCGCCCTCGCCCTCAAATGCCCAGCATAGCTCGTAGTATCCAGGATCAAGAGCGCCTGAACCAGTCTCGCCGGTGACTGCCAGTAGCTTCTCACCTGGTGGAATATTGGTGACGCCGACTGGAACATAGCAGATCGAGTAGAACGAAGTCCAGTCTTCCTTCAGGTTGAGGTCCTCTTCCCTCCTCATCGGCATACCGCGGACAGCGCCATATGGTGGCTGCTTACCAGTTGCTGGTGTATCACGGTGACCGAGGTAGAGGATCTCTATTGCATCCTGTGGAACTGAGTAGAAGCGGTGCTTCAGCTTCCAGTCAGTCGTGGCAAGAGTAGTTGATGTAATTCTGACTGGATCCTTCAATCGGACCTGCTGAGTCGATATTACCTGATCTATCACATAGTCGCGGCCAACAAGCGTCAGTATCTGTCCCTCCCAGATGTAGGGACGCTCCAGAGACCAGACGTCTCCAGAGAATATTACAGTCCTGTTGTTATTGATGAGTGCCGCAGTTACTGAAGTTCCATCTGGCTGAGTTGAGTTGATGTCTGGCCAGATGTCGATGAACATATGCTTCATCGTGAATCGCCAACGCTTCTCCGTCCATAAAGCGTTATAGGCATCATTGATAAAGAGGTCCAGCTGCTCATTATAGACAGTCAGCTCTGGGCTGTAGTCTGTGATTGCTTTGACCTTATTCCTGAGTTCCGTTAGGTTCATTAGTTCTCCCAGAGAGATTTGTTATTGCAGTGGAGTGGTCCCTCCCCACCGGAAGCGGAGAGGGACCGAGAGCCTTAGGCTATTTCAGATGCCGAGGCCGAGGACATATGCGGTGCCAGCGCCGCCGCCAGCAGCGACTGCGGTCATTGCATATCCCCAAGGAACTGCAACGCCGGCTGCCAGATTAACGGAGGCCTGACCTGCAGTGCCACCGATATCGAGGACAAGGGCGTCACCGATCGCCACACCGACACCAGCGCCGCCAGCGTTGGCAACGGCAGTGTAGGAAGCTGGACCGCGAACGATTACGCGGACTGGCTGTGGCGAGGTTGCAGTGCCGGTCACAGTCTGATCTGCAATGCCGACCACGATCTTCTGGACGGTGGCGGAGTTGAAGTCAGCGGTGATTACGGTTGCAGCAGAGAGACCACCAGATGTGTCAGTAGCCATCTTGGTGACATCGATTGCAACGAGCTGGCCTGCAGTGATTGCGCTCTCGCAGAGGAAAGTCTCGAACTGACGACGGTCAGAGGGAGAAGTTCCAAACTGGACAGAGGCTCCAGATGCAGATACACCAGCGGTCTCGAGGTATTGAACCAGAGTAGAGGTAGCCATATCAGTATCCCTCACCGTTGAAGAGTAGTGCGCAAGAAGCGAGGTTATCAGCAATGAGCTGTCCCTTCCAGTAGATCTGGGCAGACCTTGCGGTGGTGCCTGGGATATACTCGAATGGGCTCACGGCGAGATCACCATCGGTGTGCATAACGAGCTTGATTCCATCGAAGTTGATGAAATACATCGTTGCTGCAGTGTTGGGGACAGTAGTGTTCAGTGGCATATAGACGTCCTGGACGACTGCGGCGTTGCCGAAGGCGAGGGACATAAAGCCAGCATTCAACTGCTTCTCGTCGATGTAGCGTTCATTGAAGAACAGTGCGCGACGGTAGTTGGCATAGCCAGCCTCAGAGGCGAGGACCAGCTTCACTTCGCCCATTGGAGCGCGTGCAGAGGTCTCGGCTGCGAGCTGGTGCATACCACGGATACCGTTGGTGCCGAACAGGTTGTTTGCATCGAAGATACGGTTGAAGAGACCGTTGCCGTCTGGGACGAGCGAACGGGCAAGACCGCCAACGGTGTTGGTCTGACCTGCTGCGGTTGGAGCTCCCTGCTCGAGGAAGCCGGTGGTGGTGGTGACACCGTTGAGAGTTCCAAGCGAGGTGAGGACGGTAGAGTTACCGGCCACGAGCTGCTTGTTGATCTCACGGCGCAGGAGTCCCATCACGTTGCGCATACGGGCTTCAACAATCTTGACGATTGCCTTCTCGCCCTGGTTCTCGAGCTCTTCCTTCTTGGTGATGACGATTGGAGCGACGAAGTCCGACCACTCATAGAGTGCGGGCTGCATCACGTCCTGGACGGCCAAGGAGACGGGCTCATAACCAGTTGCAAGCTGAGTGATGGTGGAGTGCTCGCTTACTGCGAGTGGGCGTTGAATTTTTATGCCCCCGTCCTCATATTCTATTCCGCCGAGCCGCTTGGCAAAGTCAAGGAAGGGAACTCTCTGGAAGAGTTCATCGACTTCGCCGTCGCGGATGGAGAACAGAGTAGAGGAGAGTAGTTCGTTACTGATTGGCATTTGAACTTTCCTTTACTTGTTGGTTGTTATTGGACAATTTGATAAAAACATCGGTTGCCGACGGCGCCGGTCCGCTCTCCGCAGTTTCACTTCTCGGTGACCTTTCGGTTCGATGGTGTCGTCGGGAGGAGTTACACGATATTTCATTAAGTATTCTGTCAAAAGAGAAGAATCTCATTTTGTTCCATTGGCCTTGTGGTATTGATAGGCATCCCAGGCCGACTTGAACTTTGGTGGCTGAGCATTGCGGACAGCATTACCAGTCGATGTCTTCTTGAGGACCTCCTTCTGGACCTGTCTCACCTGGCGCTCCTGTGCTGACTGCTCAATGCTCTTCTGTCCCTTTACAAGATAGTATGCGTCTTCCAGCTTCAGTTCTGGCCGTTCCATTAGAAGCTTTGCAATTGGAACTCTGAGGTCATCTGAAGTTACATCTGGATGCTTTGTCTTGAATGACTCAAGGGCAGCCTGACGCTTCTGGACAGCAAGGTCCTGCTGGAGCGGCTCCAGCATCTGCTGCATCATTTGAGCAGCCTTCTGGTTGATGCGTTCTTGTAGCCCCTCATCCGACCAGGGATCGGATTCAACTGGCTTCGATGCAAGCTCCCTCACATTCTTTGCAAACTCAGACTCAGAGAGGAGCTCCCTCTGCTGCTGTAGGTTCTGCTTCTCTGACTCAAGTGCCCTGCGTAGTTCAGCGATCTCCTGTGTCTTCTGTGTGTAGCTTGCCCTCAGGTTCTGGACGAGCTTCCTTCCGTTCTCTGGAATGTGCTCCAGTATCTTCTTGTAGTCTGGTATCCCCTTGTGCGTGCCCTGCATCGCAGGATCATCGCCGAAGTCAGCATTCATTAGTGAATCTAAGTCTATCTCATAGTCATCAACGGCGCCACCAGATTGGTTATCCGAGACACTCTGCTGTGTAGTGTTGTAGTTGTTATCAACTGCAGCTGACGGTGTCTCTGTGGTCGCTGCAGGTGCCATTGCTGGCGTGGCTGCTTCTGTGCTCATTTTGTTACATCCTCGACGCGAACATTGCGTCTGTTTCTTCTGCGCTCATCTCTTCTGGCGACTTCTTGCCGCCCTCTTCTTCTTCACCTTCTCCACCGACATTGATCTCAACTTCAACCTCGGTCTTCTTTGGAGACTTTAGAAACTTCTTGAATTGGGGAGACTTTGCTGCCATATTGAGGCGGCCAGCAAGCCCCTGGAGGCCTGAGTCATCAGTGATGGTGGTGATATCGATCCCAGCATCCTCAGATAGAGAGCCATCATCAATAGCATCGCTGATTGCCTTTGAAAACATCGAGATGAGCCTAATGAAAGCTGGTGGCAGCTCAGTCAGAGTCTCTGGACCGAACTTCTCATACTTCTCAGTGATGCCGAACAGCGGTGTGAGGCGGTTTGCAGCATCCACCAGCGCATTCAGTGCCTTACCAGAGAAGCGGCCCTTTGGAGATGCGGCTGCATAGAGCTCATCCTCCGACTGCTCGACCTCGCCCTGGCGCTGCATAGCGCGCTCCTTCATTCCCTCAAGCTCATCCATACCAAGTCCCATCTCTTCCATTGCCATCTCAAGCTCCTGTTGTTGTGGTTTTATCTGACTGTGCTAACATCTCGTGTGCGGGAAAAGTTTCAACGACGGCCTTCATCTTATCACCGCCAAACTTCTTTAAATTATCAGTGTAGGTATTTGTTACTTTATCCAGCCTGTCTCTCTCAGCGAAGGCCTTTGTCTTGTAGTCATCGATGAACTTGTCACCACCGAGGTCAGACTCACGGATGAGACCGCGATCCCTCAGCATCTTGTCCTGGTGGTTACGACTGAATACTCGCTGACCGAGACCAGCATCCCACTTGCCATTGATGCCCCACTCAGTGTCGCCCCAGTGGGCAGTGGTCCTGGCGCAGAGCGAGAAGATCCGCCTTGATTCCTCACCGCAGTCTGGACAGGCCAGTGTTTCCACCGTATGGGAGGCAATCATCTCCCAGGTGCCGTGCTCCTCGCATACAAACTCATACAGTGGCATCAGGTTCCACCAATTGCTGATGAGATCTCAGATGCAGACTCTGCTGGTATCTTTGCAGAGCCAATATTATTTGGAACTTCCATACCAGGTGGAAGCTGCTGCGCCTCTTCGGTGAAGGAAGGTGGCAGGTTATAGAGGCGAACGATCTCATCACGGACCTTGTCCATTGGAACGCCAAGCTGTGCGAGGAGTGGGAAGAGCTGGATGAGCTGTGTCTTCTTGATGATGTCATTCATTGGAGTTGAGCCGCCGTCGGTGGCATAGAACTTCCAGTCGGCGTCGATGCGTGCTATGGAAACTGACTTTGCTCCCTCAGATGTGATGATGACCTGGTTGTCTCCCTCATCGATGAGCGGGATGAGCATCCTGATGTAGAGCTGCGCAGCCTGCTCCATAGCAGAGTCCCTGTCACGTGCCATCTTGCCCAGCTCAGATGCGGTGTATTGCATCAGTGCTGTCACTTCGGTGGCAGATGCCTTCGATGCCTCGCCCCTCGTGAAGCCAGCGACAAGGGATCCCTTGTTCAGGTCCTGCTCGACATAGTTGAGGTAGGCAGCGTGGTTGGAGGATATTGGAACGACTGGAACGACATCGATGAGTCCACTGATCGTATCATTATCGACTGGAACCATTGCGCCATCCACGCCAGCAGTGATCTTTGCAAGGGCCTCCTCATCGAAGACTCCCTCCTTGTAGATATACTGGCGGGAGTCACGTCGAACAGCGTTGGCCCAGAATGTCCTGAGGATGTTCTTCTCAAAACACTGGTCGTAGATCCTCGACATTGCAGCATAGCCCTCCATTGGACGGTCTGGAGAGCGTGAAAAATAGAGTGGAACCAAGTTGGACAGAGGGCGACCATCGTAAGTGAGGACTGGGATAGAATCTTTTGACAGGAGCTCCTCGCCATTCTTATAACAGTGACTCCAGAAGAGGAGTTCGTTATTGAGGAAGTCATACATCTCGACGATCTCGATGTAGAGGTATTCATTAGGTAGCTCTGGTGAGTCACCGTTAGAGCGGTAGCTCCTGTCCGTGTTCTTCTCATAGTCCGTAAAGTAGTCTTTCTGCGGTGTGCCCTGCCATTTCTTGGTTCCAAACTTCTCATTTGCCTCATCTACCGGCAGCCAATAGACGTGGCCCATAAACCTGCTGTCCTCCCAGGCAGAGGCATCCCTGTCGAGGATGACCTGCCAAGGTGGAACAGCCCTCATAGCGATCTTATCGATCATCACATTCGATTCCCTTGGTGCGAGCTTCAGGAATGAGTGTGTATAGATGAGTGCCATACGAGCTGCATTCTCAAGCTGGTCGCGACACTTGCGCAGCCAGTTGTTGGTGAGCTCCTTTGTGATTGCGATGTCCCCCTTGCCCCGGATGTCTGGGGCAACTTCCATCCCTGGATACTTTGTGAAGAGAGAGCCCATCACCGACTCGATGGCGGCATAGGCATCGGCAGTCTCAACACGGATGGCAGAGGCATCGATGAAATCTGAATCGGAATAGAATTTTGTGAGGTAGGCATTTCGATAGCGCTTCATCTCTGGGCGCTGTTGATCCCAAAAGTCAGTATGGGACTGCTTTGCGGCCCTGATGAAATTGATTCTATCTCTGTCTGTTCGTGCCATTCAATCCTTCCTGTAGATTAAGTATTACTTATAACGACGAAGTTCTTCAAGATTTCCAGAATTTTGCGCTCTTTGTAGGCGACGGAGCTTCAGCCAGTCTGGAAGGTAGGCCTGTGTTGGTGGTGATATTGACTCAAGACACTGGATGCAGCAGGCAATGGCCATAACTGTATCACCGTGATGGACACCGTTGCGGGGACAGAAGGGCTCACCGCGGTCATTCACTTTAAATGATCTCAATTCGCCCATCGTCCAGTGGTCGATATTCCTGAGCTGTCCCTTCAGGAGGCGGTCCTTTATGCTCTCCAGCATTATTGGCTTGTTGGAGGCATTGGTAATCCAGTCCTTTCCCTCACCTGTCTTCCACAGGGGGATGCGCATATGGCGGAGCTCGGTGATGACGACACCGCCCCAGGTGCCGTTACTCTCGACGAGCACCTTTGCTTCCTTCCACTTCCTGCTCGCATCGGCCACGACGTCGGCCCACTCCGTTGGCGTGAGGTCATTCGCACGGCGGATCTCCACGATGTCACCGGTGAGGGCAGACATCACGACAAGCGCTGAGTAGTCACCGCCGGTGCCGGCGCCCACATCGACGCCGATCGCATACTTGTCGTTGTGGTCGATCTTCGAGAAGACGATGCCGTCTGGCTCGCCCTTGATGATGTTGAAGTCTTCCCAGATTGATCCTGGAATCCAAGCACCGTCGGTCTGGGCATAGGCATCCTCGACATTGAGGGGATACTCTCGGCGGAATTTCGTCCAGCCCAGCTTGCCCACCTGCTTCGCCATCCAATACTGCTGTCCCTTTGACAACTGGCTGTCAGGATCGGGCTCCCAGTCCCACGGTGGTTCGATGGAGTAGCCCTCGTGCTCTGTCCAGGGGAAGAAGAGGAAGCGCCACTCGACCATATTGGCCTCCCACAGCTGGATCTCATTGTGGAGGGGATCGCCCCAGTGGTTGGCGGTGGATTCGATGCAGAGCTGGCCCCCGTTGAGG